CTGACACTGCTAGTCCTACTTTCACAGGTACTGTAACAGCCGCTACCGTGAACGTCACAGGTACATTAACGGCTGACACAATTACTGGAGGATCGTACTAATGGCTGTTAATTACAATCAATTAAGAATAGACACGCCTGAAACTAGAGCAGCGTTGGAACAAGAATACGCCAACAGGCCTCGACCAACAGTAACATCGCAGTCAACTTTTGGTTCTGCTTTTGGAAGTACAGGGACTACTCCTAACTATAACCCTGTTCCTAATGTACTTACAAACACTAGCCCTAATCCTGTAGACGCTTCTTTTGCAGCATCAAACGCAGTGAACAACATGGCTCCTACTTCTACTTCTGGTTTTGATTTAGGCGGCTTGCTACGAGCAGGTGGTGAGTTTTACTTAGGACAAGAAAACATTGCGGGGGCGCAACAGTTAGGCCGTGAGGCTCAACAAGCTGCTCAAGTTTTAGGTGAGCAAGCAGTAGCAGGTACAGAGTTTAGACCATACACTGTTACCAGTGACTTGGCTAATGTGACTACCACGCCTGAAGGTGGCTTCGCTATTGGTTTATCTCCAGAGCAACAAGCTGCACAACAGCAACTACAGCAACAAGCTACAGGATTGTTTGGTCAGGTAGGTGTAGACCCTGCTACAGCACAAGCACAGCTATTTGAGCAGATGAGAGCCGTACAGCGTCCTGAAGAGGAACGTCAGCGTCTAGCATTGGAAGAGCGTCTGCTATCACAAGGGCGTCTAGGGCTGTCCTCTGCCGCCTACGGTGGTGCTTCCCCTGAGTTACTAGCTCAAGAGACTGCACGACAGGAAGCTATGGCTCGTGCTAACTTAGCCGCTAGACAGCAGTCACAGGCAGAGCAGTTACAAGCAGGTCAGCTAGGCGGTATGCTACAGGCCGCAGGTTATCAGCCACAAGCTCAAGCATTAGGGTTATTGACAGCTAGTCAAGTTCCCGCAGGGTTTGCTGACATTGGCCGCAGAACTGGTACAGAGTTGGCTACACAGATGGGCTTGGGTGGACTAGAGTCTAGACTACAGGCTGAAGACTTAGCTAATCGTTTACAACTACAGCAAGGTGCTTCTATATTAGATTCGTTGTTAGGTAGAGAAGCTACTATGCAAGAGCAGCTTATTAATAGAATACTTGATAAAGACGCACCTGCGCTAGAAGGCGTTGAAGGACTTTTAACTGGGATTGTTGGCGATCTACAAGGAAGCCTACCTAGTTGGTTAGGAGGAAGAAACTAATGGCTAGACAAGATATTGCAGGACTCCTTACGGGAATCTCAAGTCAACGTCCTGACCCTATGGGCATGGGCGGCAATGCAGCACAACAGCGATTAGCCTTTGGCGCACAACGAGCAGAGGGTATGCGTAGAGGTTTAATGGGAGCAATGGGTAAAGACCCACGCTCTACTGCTGAACAACTACAGATGGCTATGGCTCAGTTAGACCTGAGTAATCCTGATGATCTGCGTAAGGTTGCGCAGTTACAACAGGCTACTGGTGATTTAACAGGGGCAGCTAAGACTGCGGCTGCTATACGTGAGTTGTCAGTAGAGGGAAACACAAGGACAGCAATAGCAGAGGCTTTAGTTAAATTAGGTGATCCTGATAATGCTCAGAGAGTGATGGATAAGACACTTCCTTTAGCGCAAGGACAACAAATAGTTATGGCCTTAGAGCGTGACGCTAGGGACTTAGAAGCTAAAAGACTTAAAGCAGAAGCTCAACTACCTGCTACTATTAAAACACAAAGAAGATTATTACAAGGTCAAGGCGTTCCTGATGACCACCCTATCTATGCTGAAGTAGAAGCAGGAGATTATGGAGAGAGTACCACTACAGAGTTTAACACCATAGCCAAGTCTCTTGTTCCTGACCCTAACGTAACACGAGACAGTTCTACAAAATATGTGTTACCTTCTGGTGTAACAGTATGGGCTGCTGAAACTAAAATAGGTAAACAACCGAAACAACTTATGTACCCTTCAGGTGTAAACGCTGACGGAAGTACAAAGTACACTGCTCTACCTACAGACGCTAAAAAATACACAGATGAAACTAAAGCAGGAGTAACAATCACTAGACAAGATTCTGAAGATGCGCGGTTTCAATTACTGAATGCAGGTAATCGTGCAGGTTATGATAACTCTGCCTTTAATAACTTAACGCCTTACGAACAAGAGCAGTTAATTGATGATGTCGCTGCAAGAACAAATGAAATAGTAAAAAAGGATGGACTCAACGAACCTGAAGCTAGAAAACAAGCTGTTCAAGAACTGTATATTAACAGGATTGAAGAAACTCCCAAAGAGGAACGTAGTATTTTGAAGGGAGATATTTATCGTTTAAAACCTGCCCCTGAAAGTAAGGGAGGTTTAGACCCTGAAGAAACTGCGGCAGGAGTAGCTGCGGGTACTCAACAGCCTTTAGGAGAAGGAGAGGTAGTTGAAGGAACTATCATAGCGGACAGACAAGGTAATAGAAAAATTTTACGTAACGGACAATGGGTGTCTCTATAATGAAAGTACCTGAAGGTTTTACAGTTGTTGAAACTCCTGTTTCTAAGTCTTCTATTGTACCTGAAGGTTTTACAGTTGTTGAAACCCCTACAGAAGCAACTCCATATGTCACAGAGGAAGGTAGTCAACGTCCTTTGGAGTTTGCGCCTTTCTTAATGCTTGAACCTTTACGTAGACTAGGTGATTGGATAGGCGTTACGGATACTCCAGACTACAGGGAAACTCCGTCAGGTGAAAGGATTACCCGCATAGACGAGATGGCTGCTGCTTGGGATCAAGGGTCTGCTGATATAGGTCGCTTGAGCAGAGCAACTGAAGCCTTTGCGCCTACTTCTGTGTGGGTAGACGCTGAAGATAACATACTAGGGCCAGTAGATTCTCCTAGCTCCACAGCTTACGGCACTTTAGAAGGTGCTAGGTTGATGCACCCTCGTGAAAGGTTTGGTGATGCCTTCATGGACACCATGTCCTATCAAGAAAGAATACAACATATAGAAAAACTAAGAGTTTCTGAGGCGCAGGAAAGACATGCTGATACTTTAGCTGTTCAATCTCAAATAGGTAAAGATGTTACATCAGACACTATAGGTAGTGTAGGTGCTGAATTAGGCTCACTCACTACTGCAATACCTATTGGCCGCGCTCTTACAACTATGGTAGGTAGTGGAGCAGCTATCTCTGGTTCTTCTGAACTAACGAGACAGATAACTTCAGGAGATTATGACGTAAAAACGTTAGGCCTTCACACAGCAGCAGGGGCTTTACTTACGCCTCCTTTAGCTGCACCAATAAGAACCACTAAAGCTGTGGCAGAGAAAACCAAAAACACAGTCAACTACGTAACAAATAAAACCAAAGCTATTGCTTCTAAAACAGGATCTACTAAAGCTGCTAACTCTGTTGTTGCTAAAATGAATGATAAGATAGCTGACAAAGTTGTGGCTAATGTTCCTGAAGAAGAGATAATACCTACTGTTTTAAAAGAGATGGGTCTAAAGAACAAGGACGCTTTAGTAGTTTATAATAATTCTACTTTAGGCGCACCTGTAATACCTACGTTAGATGACGCTGCTAAAGTAGTAGCTGCTCGTAATAATCCTTTAGCTTCCACTACTATGATAGGTAAGGCTTGGGATGAGCTTGCGGCTCCCTTACAGCAGGTTATTAAATTAAACAGTCAACGTGTTGGTAACTTAATGCGTGAGTATGAATTTAGATCAGCAGTAAATACGGCTAATACTCAAACTAAGACTCAACCTTTTTTACAATACACTACAAGATTAATTAAGAAAGAAAAGAATCCAGAGATTAAAGCTAAGTATCTTGACTTTCAAGACGCTTTAAATAACGGTCAGTTTAAGACAGCACTTAAGATAGCGGATGAAAACTTCCCTGAATTGACTAAGCAGTTTAAAATTAAAAACGCACAAGGTGTAGAAAAGAATGGCCCAATAGTTGAACTTCTTGATGACATCCACAAGAGAGCATTAGCTTCTGGTATGAAGATAGGAAGGAGAGTCAACTTTTTCCCCCGTGTGATTAAAGACCTGCAAGGTATCCAAGAAGCGGTAGGCACTGCGGGAGTGTCCGTAGCAGATAGGGCATTAGCAAAGATCGCTAAGAAGAAAGGGGTAGAAGTAAATGAGCTTGATGATAGTGTAGTATCAGATGTCTACAATCGTATCCTAGCGGGTAGTAAAACAGGACTACCTACTAAAAGAACAGAGGCTTCTCGTACTATCCAAGAAGTAACCCCCAAGCTGCGAGAGTTTTATCACGATGCTCCTACAGCTTTGACTATCTATACTCAACGAATGGAGAGAGAGATAGCTAAACGTCAGTTCTTTAACCAACAGAACTCTTTAAAGAAGGTTAAAGGTACAGACACTGTAGACTTAAGTGAAAGCATTGGCGAGATGTTAGCTCAGATGAGAGCAAAGGGTGAACTCAACCATACACAAGAAGATAACTTAAGGGCTTTACTTACTGCTCGTTTTGACGGTGGCGAAAGAGCCATGAACAGGACACTAGCTTCTGTTAGAGATATACAAAACATGGCACTGCTTGCTAACTTTAGATCAGCCTTAATACAGTTAGCTGACGTAGGTAGTTCTGTATATGTCAACGGCTTAGGAAATACAATCAAAGAAATAGCGACAGGAATAAAAGGCTCTAGGGTTAAACCAGAAGATTTAGGTCTGCTGAACCGTACCTCTATAGAGTTTGGCAACGTGGATGGTTTCAGTAAGGCTCTTGATGCGACCATGAAAGGATCTCTATTTACTAAGATTGATAGAAGCGGTAAGCGTATCTTCATTAATTCTTCCTATAATAAATATCAAAAACTAGCTGAAAAGAACCCTTCTGCTTTTATAAAGAAATGGGATGAAGTGTTTGGAGACGAGACTGTTAAACTGATGGAGTCTCTGAAGAAAGGTGAGGTAAATGACAACGTAAAGCTCATGCTTTGGAACGAGTTGTCGGAAGTTCAGCCTATCTCTTTATCAGAGATGCCTAAAGCCTACTTAGAGGTTCCTAACGGGCGTATTTTTTACGCTATGAAATCTTACATGCTTAAGCAGTTAGGCTTAGTTAGAAAAGATATTGTCAATGAATACAGGAAAGGGAACAAACAAGAGGCTTTAGTCAACGCTACTCGTTATGCTTTAATCATGGGTACAGCTAACGCTACTGTACAAGACGTAAGAAACTACGTTAAGTCAGGCTTTGATACAGAAGGTATGGCTGTAGATTTTACAGACGCTTCTACATTTGCAGACACAGCTTCAGACGCTTGGGTACAGGCACTTATGGATATTGTATTCTTAAGTAAGTACCAAAGGGAACGTCACTTAGCAAACGGAGAGTATGGTGAATTTATAAAATCTCAACTAACTCCTGCAAGTTTAGGTTTGGTTGATATGGTAGGTAAAGCAGCTATGGAACTAGCTGACGATGAAGAACAAGACTACGATGCGGTTAAAAAGGTAGTAACTAAACTTCCTATTGTTGGTCAAGACATATACACCTTTATGTTAGGCGGTGCTGAAAAGACTATAGAAAAGAAAAGAGAACAAGAAGCACAGCAAAGAAGGAAAGAGCGTTTGAAAAGAGCGATGCAATAAAAAAGGGGGCATTACGCCCCCAAGTTGTAACATGTTATATCTAAACTATCTCACATGCACCACCTACACACGCTAACTCCTGACTCCCTGTCGTGTTATCCTCTTTCTCAAAGTGTTCCAGATCATCCCAGTTCACCCCCTCTGGCATAGCCGCAAGTAACTCCTCATACTTCTCAGCGTCTATGTCCTCATACGGAGCTTGTTGATATACATGATCGCTATACGGCAACAGACTAATACCACTACACAGATCAAAGTTATCCCATATCCACTGTGCTACTTCCAAGAACTCATCGTCTGTATAGTAAACAGTAATGCTTGGTTTATGCTCACACCAGAATTCTTGGTACTTCTTCCATAGCCTCAGTTGTTGCAGAGCATCAATATCATTAACCTTAATACTTTCTTCAGGTGCTTTGATGGGGAAGCTGAACACCAGTGACGCTTGGCTCATCAAGTCTTGCTCTACTGGGAATCCTGTTGTTTGCATAAACTGTGCAAGCGGGTCTTTCTTGTCGCTACGTACTCTGCGAATGTAATGCTCAGAGAAGCGAGGATGGATACCACTAGCACTATCGACAAGCTGAGATACTGTACCGCTAGGCTTAACACAAGTAATAGCCGCAGACTGATTAATTCCAAGTTTAGTAGCCCACTTCTCATTAGTCTTAATAGCAACGTCACGTATCTGTTCAAGCCACTTCTCCAAGTCAGGTGAGTTTTTACCTAATAAGTAGTGATCCATAATCCCTGTCATGCTCACGCCTAGCAGTGCTTCCTCTTCCGTATTTCTCTTCCATACATTCCGTAAGTACCGGAAGTCTGTCAGCGTAGCCTGTAGTGTACCAATGATAGCCGCCACTTCACACTTTCTTTTTAACGAAGCTAGATCATCATCAGGACGTACTACAATCTCTGACAAGTTACAGAACTGATTACTGCGTAGGATAATCTCAGAGCATGGGTTAGTACCGAAGTCCTGCTCAGGGTCACGCCTACCGTTACGTCCTGCAATCTTCTGTGCCGCTACTCGACTGAAGATACCACGCTCTCCTGCCTTAGACTCGTACATGTTCTGCATCTCTGCAAGGAATGACTCAAAGTCTGGCTTCTCAGTGTACGCTACGCTGTTGTTAGCAAGCCTACGCTGCCCTTCTGTGTCCCACCAGTTGCCGTTCTTAGCCTTAGCCATACGTGGATCTGACAGGTTAGACAGGCTAATCAGGGCTGACCTACGCACACCACCAACAACTACGATGTCAGCAATCTTACAGCATACATCATGGCACTCAATGGATGTCAGCTTGCGACCTGCGGCCTTCTGGAAGATACCTACGCAGAAGTGGAACAAATCATCAAGAGGCTCTGGCCCACTGGCTCGACCACCGAATGTCTTGAGTCTAGCACCTGACTCCCGTACCTTACTCATGTCCCACTTGGGTATCTTCCCTGCGTACAGTAGACTGATAAGCTCACGGAATGCAGATGCCCAACCTATCTTGCTGTCAGACACAACGATCACACTGTCAGTCTTGTGGAATGTCTCAGCCACTACAGGTAGCTTGTTGATGAAGTTACGTTCAACACTAAAGCCTACACCTGTGCCGCACATCAGTACATACATAAGCTCGTCAAAGCTACGTGGTGAATCAATGTGTAGGTAGCTACAGTTAAACCCTGCTACGTTGTCCTTGTTCAGTGCCTCACCTGCTGTCATCATACAGCGCATACTAGGCATGACCTCTAGGTTAAAGATAGCATTGAATAACTTAAGTGCTTCCTTATCGTTTATCTGTCCACGGTCTTTCCAGAAGTCTACGTATCTGTTGACTGTCTCATCCCAACGCTCTCGTCTGCCCTGCTCTGGTAGCCAACGTGCGTACCTACTCTTGTGTATAAACTGTTGATACTGATCCACTAGTTGTTCTCCTCTGTCACTATTGCTGTTAGTTTGGTTAAGTACCAACCTGCCTTCTGTAAGTCCTGTACCTGCTTACCCTTGTAGTCGTAACGCCACAGGTACTTCATGCAGTTGCCCTTGAGATAGCCTTTGAATGCAACACTGGACATGGACTCCTCTATTGCATCAATACATTCTATGTTACCTGTATTGTAATGGCTTGGGTTGTTTACTGGGTCTAACTCTTTAGCTTCTTCCTCAGCCAACTGTTGCCACTTCTCTAGCCCTGTCTTTATTGTCGTCTCTTTGTAGTCCTTGGTCACTCTGTCCCACTCTGCGGGGCTTACGTCATTCAGTCTCATCGTCAAAGTCCTCTGCTATTCTGTCAAAGTTTCTAATTATCCTACGTTCAAATGCCTCTACTAAATCGTATGTCGTGATTGATAATAATTCACAAGTCAACTCTTCATCCAGATGCAATACTAATTTCTCTTTAAGCTCCTCTAGTGTCATAGCCATTATACTTTCTTCCTTTTAATATAACGTGTTAGTTCTTTGGCAGTCTCAATGGTGAAGTGTTTGAATCCTTCTTTGTCACACCACTCTCCCATTGTTATCTTGCCACCCTTACGTACCTTCTTGCTAGGGTTTGACAACACAAAGACTAACTCCCACTCTGGCATTGAGTCTCGTATGGCGGTATACTTCTGAGTATCCCCGACCCTAAAGAAACCTTTGCACTCTATCAGTATTGCCTTATCCTCGTGAACAAAGTCCGGTAGGTACTTCTTGTGTACTGTGTAAGGTAAATCATAAGGCTCAAACTTGTACTGTCCGTCTAGCTTCTCTGATAAATCCTTCTCAAGTCCTGATCTAAAAGCCCGTTTCATCTAGCGTGATCTCCTCTACTCTTGGTTCATTAACTACATCAACTAAGAACTTAGGGCCAAATGAATACTTGAACACCCTCATGTTAGGATAGCAATGCTCTTTAAACTGACAGTAAGAACAGCCTATCGCTAACTTCATGTTGCCTGACTTGCCATCAGGTACTGGATCATAACAATACTCAGTTGGCTCATCTCCCTCAACAAGCTGCTTGATGTGCTTGACCCTAGCAACAATAGGCTCCTTGAGTTTCTCACTGTCTGTGTTCTCAAGGTCATACTTAAGATAAGTCAAGTGACCGTTGGCTTTATCCATAGTCAGCCAACCTACCTGTGTCTCACCACAATCGTGGGCGTAGGCTTTGATCTGATCTATGTAACCAAAGGAATCATCATCAACTAGGCTACCATCCTTGAACTTCTTAAACCCAAAGCTACTGGCAGACTTAACGTCAGTCACTACGCCATCTATCTTGCAGTCCATGTGACCAACTACACCTTCTACCTTGCACACCTTCTGCTCGTCAGTAACTGTATGTCCTGCCATGCGAGTCAAGAACAACAGCATCTCCTCAATCAAGTGACCGTACATAAACTTGATGTAGGTATGTGGTAGCAGCTTCTCTCCATCCGTACCGTTAAAGTGATTCCAAAGATAGCGGTCAGTGCGGCCAATGTTCGACAAGCGTAGCTTGCGGTTATCCTCTCGCTTCTTCCGACCAAACTCAGTACGCATCAGTGCCTTGACGCCTTCACCAAACTTCTCTATCTCTGCCTCCACATCTACAGATGGGTCAGCGTCCTTGCTTTCCATCAATGCGTAGATGTCCTGTACTACAGTGTCCGTTGTCTTTTCTTCTATGCCCTCAGCCATACACCATCTCCTAAATAAACATCACCAAAGTCATCAGCCGCATCACATAAGTCATTAAGCATCATAGCGGAACCGTGTAGCTCAGAATGTATAGCGTCTATTGCTTCCATTGCCTCTTCTGTACTACACTCAAACCACTCGTTCTTGTGTTTAAAACGCTTACGTAGATAATCATGTACCATGCTCTCTGCTACTCTCCTATCTCCAAAGTCTTCATAGTCAAATAACTCATAATCTCTTTCGGGGCTTGATGTTTGATAGTTATTTAGCCTATCTCCTGCGTCTACTGCCATACCTACCTTGACCCAACCTTCCCATGCAGGGTTAGTTATGATGTACACCTGACCTTCTGGATTAGACTTGTAGTTCTCTAGGGAACTAAAGGCCGCATCCTCAAACCCTTTGTACCTTCCTGCTTTGTACAAAGGATGTGTCTTAGGTACGTATTTACCGTTGACATACATTCTTCTAGGGCCATTCTGTTTATTATGCTTGCCGTTAAAACAACCTTTGCACATCTTCTGGCCTCTTTCAGCCATGGAAGGCGCCCAGTTATCTCCTGCAATTAATGACACACCGCAGGAGTAACAAGAGGCTTCAGTGTGTGTCTGCCCAACTGTTTCCGACTTTGTAATCTCCTGTAAGTGGACAGTTGAGTTTGTAGTGGAGTCCTGCGGCTTCAATACAACTGACTGCCAACCGTCCGAAAACCTCTGCTTTCTCTTGCTCGACCTCTGTCTGGATTTCATCGTGTATGTTTCCTATAATGTTAAACTTTATGCCCCAGAGTGTAGCGTATTCATGCAACAAACATAGGGCTTTCTTCATCACTACGGCTCCTGCTGACTGCAATAGACTGTTCAATGCAGCGTGTTCGGATCGTATTGACACCCGTCTTCTATCCAAGCCAAGAACATAGCCTCTTGTAGCCGCCACTCCAACTCGCTCTCGTAAGTCTCTAAGAGATGGCGTATTTGCGAGGAACTTTTCCTTAAGTCTTCTGCCGTCCTTTGCAGTTCCTCCAACGATACTTCCGACCTTGGCGTCTCCTGCTCCATAAAGGAAAGCGTATATAAAAGTCTTTGCTTGATCTCTAGTGTCAACGCCCGAAGCCAACTGGTTTGCCGTGTGTATATCTCCATTGAGAATTTCATTAGTGTAGTCCTCGTCATTCATGTAATGGGCAAGCATACGCAACTCTAAACCACTAGCGTCACAGCCCACAAGTTTATATCCCTCCGGTACTGTCCACACATCACGACACTCTCTGCCGTAGGGTGAATAGACTGCGGGGATCTGTCCCATGTTGGGACTAGAGTGCGTCATACGGCCTGTCACAGCACCACACGCATTGACGTACCCATGTACTCTACCATCGTCCTCGACTGCATCTAACCAACTCTGAACCTGTGCTACACGCTTCTGTATCATCAGGTACTCGCCAATCAGGGATGCCTCCGGTATACCTTGCACCTTACTTAGCACTGCCTCGTCTACGATAGGCTGTCCTGTCTCAGTGAACTGCTTGGGCTTCCACCCAAAGTATTGTAGGTATCGTCCTATCTGCTGTCGAGAACCCAAGTTAAACACAGGGTAGTCTATACGGCTGAAGGGAGCGACTGCGGTAGTCCATTGATCGCCTAGAAATTTAAGCCCAACAACCGAATACGTACCATCTTTCTTAGTCTTGGGGGTAATCTCTTTGACAAATGTTGGTAACGGTTTGAAAGTCTGTAACACTTCATCTTCAAGTTCATACTTCTTCTCCTTTAGTTCTGCTAATAATAAGAACGCTTTCTCTTGGTCTAGCGTCCATCCTGTTTTAATCTGTCCACATATAATATCTTGTACTCTATGCTCAAGCTCGATGCTTTCGCTTCCAAAACCAGTAAGCTCAGTGAGGAGTTTCTGGTACACCAGTTTATTAACTCGCACATCTTGGCGACAGTAGTCCACCATATCCTGCGAAAAATTATCCCAATCATAATGTTCTCCTTTTGGTTGGTTCAATATGTTACCCCAGTTCTCTAACGAGTGACCGCCATCGCGCTGTGGGTTAGCTAACCGTGACATGACTAGCGTGTCTGTGACTTTACATTTGCTGAAGTCTGTACCCAGTATCTTCTCAAGAACAGGTATGTCATAGTCAATTATGTTGTGACCTATGACCTCACACTCTCCTTGGTCTAGTAACCACTGATTGAAATCGTACAAAGTAAAACCAGAGAACTCAAAGTATTCCTCCAACCCCATGTGATAGGCAATGATTACCCACACTCTGTCGGGCTTCAAGCCATTAGCTTCAATGTCG